AACGATTCTAGTCAAGATGGTATGTATCCGGATAAGTCTGATAATTTCAATGGATGGGTTTTATGAGTTACAAACCAAAGAAAAAAAACATAATTAAGCTAAAGCAGTTTTTAAATAAAGAGAATAATGGCAACAGGTTGGGGAAAGATAATAAATGCGATAGGTTTCGGCAAAGTCTACAAAAGTAGTTGGGTTGGAGAATATCCTTTTATAAATATTGTAGGTGAAGCAAATGATTATAGAAAAAGAGTATTAGACGATAGCGGTACTATTGAAGCACAAGAGAGTTTAGTAGACACCCTTCATAACACAGTAAAACAATGAGCATATACGATAAAGCAACTTTAGTACAGATACCAAGCGGTTACAAAGCAAGTGGTGCTAAACTCTATTCAGTCCTACCTGCTAATGGAGATGGCGATTTTACAGTATCAGCAGATGCAGATGCTACAAGAGTAAACTCTGATGGGCTTATAGAAAGCACAGCAGCAAACCAAGCAAGGTTAAGCAGAAACTTTATAGACGGAGTAGTACAGCCTGACCCTTTCTTACTTTTAGAACCCACAAGGACTAATTACCTTACAAATAGCAACGATGCAAGTTTGTGGGGGGTGACGCAAAGTAACGGAACGGTTACAACTACACAAAACTATTCAACAGCACCAAATGGCTCAAATGAAGCAACAAGATTAGAGGCAAGTGTTAGTGGTAGTGGTTATGCTTTACTTTCAAAAAGTACAACTTCATTTTTTGGTAATTACGCTGCTACTGTATATTTAAAAAGTACAAATGGTTCAAGCCAAGAAGTTTGTATTTATGGTAGAAATACAGGAAACCAAGTAGTTACTGTTACAAGTGAATGGCAAAGATTTGAATTAAACGGAAGTAGTACAAGCGGACAAAGTAATTTTCTAAATTTAGGCGTAAATACAGGATTTACAGGCGAGGATAACCCTATTGATATTTTAGTGTGGGGTGGTCAAATAGAAGCAGGAACTTACGCTACAAGTCTAATACCTACAAGTGGCTCATCAGTTACAAGAACAGTAGATTATGCAAGTGGGGCAGGAAATTCTGATACGTTTAATGATAGTGAGGGTACATTGTTTATAGATGCTGCTGCTTTAGGTAATGACGGCACATACAGAATAATAAATATATCTGACGGCACATTGTCTAACAGGGTAGTAATTCAATTAGGCGACAATAACAATCTAATCTTATCTGACATTGTTTCGGGAGGTAGTACAGAAGCGTCAATATCTACTACAAGTTATAATTTTACCAATTACAATAAAATTGCCGTAAGGTATAAGCAAAATGATATTGCACTATATGTAAATGGAACGCAAATAGGAACTGACACAAATGCAAATACGCCAACAGGATTAGACAGAATAGATTTTACAAACGGTAATTTAGGTAGTGGGTTTTATTTTAGTGGTAAATTAAAACAACTACAATACTTTAACGAAGCACTAACAGACAGCGAATTAGAAACAATAACAAGCTATGACAGCTTTGGGCAAATGGCGAAAGCATTACTATATACAATAGAATAATATGGCAACAAAACTTAAATTAGGAACAGATAATAATTGGGCTACAAAGGTAGATGAGTTGTTAGCTTACAATGATGAAAATGGCAACTTTAAACCTATTCAGTTTGATGCCGATAGGGCAAGCACAGCAACAAGGGTAAATAAAGCAGGTCTTATTGAAAACGTAGAACTCAACAGACCAAGAGTACAGTTTGACAATAACGATGGTTATTTATTGTTAGAACGCACAAGGACTAATCAAATATCCAAATCAAGAGATTTAGAAGGTTGGCAAGATTTAGGTGGAAGTGAAACGGTTACTAACAATGATGCAACAGCACCTAATGGTTCAAATACAGCAGCTACTATTGAAAAAACAGGTAGCGACAATACTACTTTAAGATTTTATACTACACTAACAAACTACAGTACAATTAGGTCAGCGTCAATATATATTAAAAAATTAAGTGGCAACCCTACTGTATCTTTTGGAATTACAGACACACAAGACAGTATAACACCCACTAATGAATGGGTAAGATATACAAAAGACAATGTAACGCCAAGTAATTTTGGCGTACCTATATTTGTGGACATTGAAGTAAGCGGTGTATCTGGTGACAAAATAGCTGTTTGGGGTGCTCAACTTGAGGAAGGAAATTATAGCACGAGTTTAATAGAAACAAGCGGTTCAGCAGTTACAAGGACAGCAGACACTTGTAAAAAAATAAACTTTGCTGATATGCCTACTGATTACCCTTTTACTGCATTTTGGCAAGGAAGGATTGATGATTATGACAGTAGTGGGTTTACATCACAAGTACCATTTTCTCTTGCTGCAACAGGCACATTTAACTGTTATTTTGGATTAAACTTTTATAGTACAAGTCAATTAACATTAAGAAGAAGAAATGATAGCGACAATAGTGTTTTTGTATCGTTTACAAGTGATAAAGACACTACATACAAGATAGCTGTATGCTTTATATCTGCAACTGCTACTAAAATATATATAAACGGAACAGAGGTGCTTGATAGTACAAGTTTAACTTCTGTACCATACATAGGTGCAGATACACCTGACAGCGTACTTATCGGTCAATTAAGAGATAATACAGATACAGGAAAAAGAAATAGTTGCGACCAATTTATCTTATTTAACGAAGCACTATCAAACAGCGAACTAATTGCATTAACAAGTTAATAAATAAATAATGAGACTATTCAAGAAATACGAGTTTAACACACAAGAACAGGCAGAAGAAAAGATTGCCGATTTACCACACATTGAAGATGAATTATCAGGCGAAAGCTATTTAGAGGCTAATCATACTATCGTAAAGCTAGGTTATCTATATATTGAGCAACCTACATTTGATGCTGATGGTGAAATAGAAGCAGAAGGTATACAATCTGATAAATATTCTATTGATGTGCTTTGGGATGGTTTAGATGAAAGCCCTTATGGTTGGAAAACTTATGAAGTAGAACCCGAAGGTAACGGTGTACACACCTTTGCAGGTAGAAATTTTTAATTATGGACTTTAACTCGTTTAAACTTTATCTAATAAACTTATCAGCTATTACAGTTAGCACAATGGATATATTAGAAGATAGCCTTAAAATACTTTTATTGTTGGTTACTATTGGCTATACAGCCCAAAAGTGGTACGAGTTAAAAAAAAAGAAGAAATAATGTGTGATATTTGCGTACATTGCGGTTTATGTTAAAATACTTTAATTATAGCGAGTTTGACAGCCCTGATGTTCAAGGTAGTGGTCAAATGATGGATAAGCGTATTTTAGAAATGTTAGATCAAGCTAGAGATAAGTTTGATAAGCCTATCCACATAACAAGCGGATTCAGAACTCCTTTTTGGAATGAAGAGGTTAACGGTGTGGAATCTAGCAGCCATCTTAAAGGATTGGCTGCGGATATTCATTGCGACAATTCAAGAGATAGACATAACTTAATTAACTGTCTTTTAGATGTAGGCTTTAAACGCATTGGGGTTGCTGAAAAATTCATTCACGTTGATATTGATCCTGATAAATCACAAGACTTAATTTGGCTATACTAATGAAAAAGATATTTCAAGCCATTACAGGCGGTTTACTGAAGGATATTGGAAAAGTAATAGACAACCTCCACACAAGTGAAGAAGAACGCTTAGAGGCCAAGCAAAAGCTTCAGGAGCTGCTTGAGCAAGCTGACAAGGAAGCGCAGGACCAAGTAACGGAGCGTTGGAAGTACGATATGCAGTCGGACTCGTTCTTGTCAAAAAACATACGTCCTATGGTATTGGTATTCCTGACAGTGATGTTTACGCTGTTCGCTTTTACGGATGGCAATATAGGTGAATTTAAAGTACAAAAAGAATATATTCCAATCTTCCAAACATTGCTGATTACCGTTTACGGTGCTTACTTTGTAGGAAGAAGTTGGGAAAAAGGAAAGAAAAATGGCGAAAAAGATAATTAACAGTTTTATACAATCGTCAAGAAAAAAAAGACCAGGTGTTCATTCTAAGAACGCATCTCCTGGACAAAAGGGACACAAGAAAGCTTATCAGGGACAAGGGCGTTAATTCTTAAACGCAATGGGTATACACGAGCTTAAGCACTTCGAATACGAAGAGTTTGACTGTAAGTGGTGCGATAAGCACTCTACAGGTTTTAAAAATATGGATAGACATTTCCTGCAGATGTTGGATGAAGCAAGGAAATTAGCCGAGCTGAAATTTAAAGTACTTAAAGGATTTGTTTGTTACGGGTGCAGAGGTAAAATAAATGAACTTGAACATTCATCACACTTGATCGGCAGAGCAGCCGTAATACAATGCAAACATCCTTATAAACGGTATCGGATAATAGCGGCTCTACTAGAGGTCGGATTCACAAGGATAGGTATAAACAATAAATATATCTATGTGGATAATGATGATATGAAAGCTGACTCCATATTTCCATTTGAAATAATACACGAAAGAACTATAAAATAAGTGGGCTAGCCCCTTTCAAGGGGGCTATGCCCTATATTATATTATATATTATACTTTATTATTATATTATATATTATTATTATATTATATATTATATATACTATTACATACAAATAAATTGTATGTAATAATATTATATGCATTGTATTTAAAAAAAGTTTTATATATTAGCAGCATAAAACACAAAGATATGGATGCAATACACGAAATAAACTTTTATAATAATTTTGACTTAATATCACAGACCCTAAAAGACCACGACCCTCAGGTCGTGAAATCACTGAATGAGATAGCTATATATGTAGCTAGCTTACATTTGGAATGCAGAGAGAATAATACGCTGATTAAAAGCCTCAAACAGGAGTGCCGCGAAAAGGATGTAAAAGTCAGTATGTTGTCTTTTAAGTGTGAGGAGTATGAAGAGATAAATAAATAATATTATTTTGTAAATCAAAAATAATGTATATATTTGCATTATGACTACGCTAGTAAATAAGCTGGTTGCTATTCAGGGGAGACTGAAGGCACCGAAAAACCAAAGGAATAACTTTGGCAAGTATAACTACCGAAGCTGTGAAGACATCCTGGAGGCTGTCAAACCGCTTCTCGCAGAGCAGGGACTTGTTCTGACTATAGACGACCAATTCTACAATGGAGAAATTCCATTTATTGAGGCATTGGCTAAGATTACTGATGGCACTGACGAAATCACTGTAAGTGCGCAGGCTGGGGTTGACCCAAACAGAAAGGGAATGGATATTGCCCAGTCGTTTGGATCTTCTTCTTCATACGCTCGCAAGTATGCGTTAAACGGTTTATTCTTAATTGATGATACCAAAGATGCTGATGCGACTAACACACACGGAAAGACAGCTACTGCTCAACCTAAAAAGGTTGATGTAAAGAAAGCTATTCTTAAACCGAATACCCCTGAGTTCGATAAAGTAAAGAACTATATGGACAATGGAGGTAGTATAGAAAAGGTGCAGATGAAATATAATATTTCAGATGCAGCGAAAATCAAACTTGTAAATAAATAAATATGGCAGCATTAACTGAAATCTCAATCGATGTAAAAAAAATCGATAAAAGTAAATTAAATAAAGGTCAATACCTTAATCTAACCGTAGCTACTCGTGATGAGTTGTCTCAATACGGTCAGAATGTATCCGTCTTCTACGCTCAATCAAAAGAGGAGCGTGAAGCTAAAACCAATAAAAACTATATCGGAAATGGCAAAGTTGTCTGGACTGATGGAAATATTGCTACGGCTCGTTCATTAGAGCAGCCCGAAGCAGCCGAAACCCTTGACTCTAATTTAGAGTTCTAGTGTTGTCTCTTTTGTTTTATTCAAAGGGTGGGCTTAAAACCTCACCCTTTTTTAACCACTAATTTTAAGAGAGATGACATTAGACGAAAGATACGAACAATTAAGGGCAGAATTATCGGTAAACCCATACGCAGAGGTTGAGTACCCGCCAATAGCTATTAGCTATGGTACATACAAATCAAAAGACGACACATATCCAACACCCATAGGAACCTATGGAAACTTCAGCTTTGTACAAGCACCACCAAAAAGTAAGAAGACATTCTTTATATCAATGATTGCAGGAGCCTACTTGTCCGGCAAAACGGACTGCACAGGCGCAATAAGAGGCCATAGAGATAATCTTAGGTTAGTTCACTTTGACACTGAGCAAGGTATATTCCACGCTCAGAAGGTATTTCGTAGAGTCCTAGATATATCTAAATATGATGGCCTGGATTATGATCCTTATGCAATGAGGACATTACCTGCAAACGAAAGAGTAAAGTTTATTGATTGGTACTTAGATAAGTATCAAGATGAAACAGGCCTTGTGATTATAGATGGTGTTGCTGACCTAGTGCTAGATGTTAACGACATTAAAGAATCAGCAGCTATAGTCCAGGAGATAATGAGATGGAGCGAAGAGTACAATGTTCATATTATGGTAGTTATCCATAGTAATTTTAATAGCGATAAACCTACAGGACACTTAGGTTCATTCCTAGAGAAGAAAACAGAGACACAGATACAACTTAAACTAAAGGAAGATAACGAAGACATAGTTGACGTTATATGTAAACGCAGTAGGTCCTACCCCTTTGAGCAGTTTAGTTTTGAGGTAGATAGGCAAGGCACTCCACGAATAATAGATAAAATCGATGACATACTCAGAATTGACACTTCATTTTGATATAAGACCAACACCGCACCAATCCTTTAGAAGAGGCCGGAACGGTATTGCTTACACACCAAAGAAAATACTTGACTTTAAAAAAGACATAGCGCAAATCGCAATGTCCCAAGTAGAAGATGGGTTTGAAATAATAAGAGCAGGCACCCCGATTATAGTGGAGCATCTGCATTATTGTTTTGCATTTACCAAGTCCACAGCTCTTAAACGCAGAATAATAGGTATGCCAAAGGCAACTAAGCCAGACTTACTAGACAACCTGAACAAAGCATTCATAGATGCTTTGGAAGGAACTATATTCGAGCAGGACCAAAATATCGTTGAGGTAAAAGATTTGAAAAAGTTTTACGGAGAAAGCGATTATATTGAAATAAAATTACTATATTAGTGCAAACAATTTAATATGTTCGGAATATCATTTTTTCCTATTTACGGTTGTGTTCTTGGAGTTAATTTTAAGGATTCAGCAATGGATGAAGCTTTTGAAGAGGTTGGAGATTATATTATGATCCAGCTTCTTTTTTTTGTATTTGGAATAACTTTTTTATATTATGTGGGAGATACTGACCAAGAGGCATAAAGAGTGGATACAGATGGCTAAGTCCATATGTAATGATATACACCTGGCTAATGATTTAGTTCAGGATATGTACTTGAGAATAAATAGATATGTCGATAAACCAAATAAAATTATTAAAGATGGTGAGGTTAATTCTTACTTTATATATATCACTTTACGCAACCTGTTCTATGACTCTAAAAAGAGCTACAAGGCAGAAATCAATAAAAACTATTCCGCTATTGAAAACGTCAATATCCTTTCGTCTCTTGCGGAAGTTCCAGAAGAAAGAAAGGAAAATGACCTTATGGAGGAGGCATATTTTAATATATTTGAAGCCATTGATAAGGAAGTTTCTACTTGGCATTGGTACGACCAAAAATTATTCAAGCTATACTATTATACTGATCAATCTCTTAGAGACATTGCTAGCGATACAAAGATTTCACTTACGAGCATATATAATTCTTGCAAGAACTACAGAAAGATTATTAAAGAAAAGTTCGGTGAAGACATAGAAGACTTTTTCAATCAAGATTACGATAAGATATGAACATACCAGAAGCACCAAAAGATAAACGAACCAAAGCATATAAGGAGTGGAAAGCCAAGTATGACTCAGCCCCAAAAGGGCTGGGTGATACCATAGAAAAGATTACTACAGCTACAGGAATAAAAAAGGCTGTGAAGTTCTTAGCCGGAGAAGATTGCGGTTGCGACGAGCGTAAGGAAGTCCTTAACAAGAAATTTAGATATAAGAAGCCTAATTGTTTGCTTGAAGATGAATATAATTTTGTTAGTGATATAATTGAAAGTGGAGTTGATAGACTAGATGCCGCACAAGTAAATAGAATGATTGAGGTTTATAATAGGGTTTTCAATGAAAACAGAAAGCCAACTAACTGTAATTCTTGTTTTATCAACAGTATATTTAAACCATTAAAAACATTATATGGAACCTATAAATAAAGAAGCCGATTTATTCGACTTTCTTAAACGCAGTACATATCCTGATCTTGTTAAGGCTAAAAGCCAAATGAGTCGATGGGATTGCTACTCGCCAAAGGTTAGGCACCGTATAGAACTTAAATGCAGAAGAAAACATTATGACACATTACTTATTGAAAAAAAGAAATTTGATGCGATTATTGAGGTCTGTGAAGACAATCTCGACATACCTATGTATATTTGTAGCACTCCAAGTGGTTTATTCGCATTTAATTTATTTTGGGTTGAACCTAACTGGGAAATCAACAGAAGAAATCCAGCTACTACTGAGTTCGCTAATGGGGCTAGGATAGAAAAAGAAGTAGCATATTTAAACATAAAAGAAGCAACGAAATTATGAATAATCCTAAAAAATCATTTTACGGAGGAGGATATGTATCGGATTACAGCGACTTTGTAAACCCCCCAAAAGAAGATAGAAAAAAGATACCTGTTTATTCCGGAGTAATTAATTACTTTCCTGATGCTATAAAAGAAGTAGCTAAATGCAGTTATGCAGGACAGCAACAGCATAATCCTGATAAGCCATTACATTGGGACAGGAGTAAATCTGGAGATGAGTTAGACGCTTTAATGCGTCACCTCATCGATGCAGGAACAATAGATACAGATGGCGTAAGACATTCAGCTAAAGTGGCTTGGAGAGCATTGGCTAATCTGCAAAAAGAAATAGAGAATGAAAGCTAAACGAATTACTCAAGCTCAGAAGCTTAAACAACTAGAAAGCAACGTAGCACAATTGCAGTCAATGGTTGTAGACATTTACAGAATGGTGCAAGAAAATACTAAAGCCAGAACAGATGGAAACAATAAGACTGCTTGATGGTACTGACTGGGCTATAGATGATATAGTCGAAAAGATGTACGATAATGAGTTCTACTATGGATATCTCAACAAGGCATCCTTGTCCTCATCGTCCTGCAAGAAATTACTAGAGGGTATCGACAGCTACTTAGGTAACCGAGAACCTTTGGACAGTAATATGAAGCCACTCAGAGAGGGTAGGCTTATTCACGTTTCACTATTAGAAAAAGATAAACTAGATGACTATTACCATTTTGTTGATGTGGCTACTAGGCGTAACAAAGGCTATAAGGAAGCTGTTAAAGACCCTTCTTTGGAAGGTAAAGAGATTATGCTATCTAAGGAGAAAGTATGGGCGCAAAGCATTGTTGATGCTGTTCTGGACAACCCAACAGCAAATGAATTATTTACAGGAGGTGAATATGAGTTACCAGGAATCGGATACGTTGATGGACTCCCCTTCAGAGCGAAAGCAGACTGCCTGAATGGTGATCGGATTGTCGACCTCAAGACGACATCCGATATAGATTCTTGGCACTACAATATGGACTTTTACGGATATGATGCACAAGCATACATTTATATGACCATATTTAAGAAAAAAAGCTTTACATTTGTAATAGTAGACAAAAAAACACTAAAGGTAAAAACATACGATGCAAATTCAGATGACATACAGCAGGGCAAACAAAAGGTTGGCGAAGCAATTAGCAACTATATTGAAGGAGTGGGATTTTAGAAGTACCATAGTAGAAGAATACTTTATCCTAACTTGCCACGATATAATTGCTGGTGTTCCACTAAAGGAACTATATATAAGCGTTGACCTGTTCGAAGAACTAGAGGCATACGAAGAGTGTGAAGGAATACTATTGGCGTGCCAATTGTGTACTACATTAACATTAACAAATTATTTAAACAAAGAAGAAAATGACGATAAACAGTGAGATAGCATCAGAAGTGTCAAGGATAGAGAAGATAGTAAAAACAGTTACAGGCAGAGACCTTAGAAGCAAAGTAAGAGACCATAAGAATGTTATGGCTCGTTCTATATTCTATAATATAACACACGAATACTTGTGTAGGTCTGGTGTTAGGATAGGTGCTAAGAACTACGTAGCCAAGTATATGAATAAGAACCACGCTACAGTACTGCACGCTATGAATAACTTTAATGAGGATATACTTTTATCTCCATTAAACAAGAAGATGTACGATACTTGTGTTGAGGTGTTCGGTAGTCTAGGAGATGTTTATGAAAGTGTAGATAAAAGAGACTTAGAGATAGATGATCTGAAAAACAAAATAACTGACCTTCAGTTACAATTAAGTAACGTCAGACCTTATCGTAAAGACATTGAGCGTCTTGTAGACTTGTTGCTTAAGATACCAAGTGACAAACTTGATGATGCTGAATTTAGAATAGGTGTAATGTTAAAAGGATTTGCAATTGAACCGAGGAACCAAAAAACGGAAATTATCGGCTCTTATGAAACGACTGGAAGCTTCTAGGAATATGGAAGCTCAAAGTTACTGTTTCAATAAAGGCTATAAGATATACCCAATCCCTGAAGGATTGGATTACCGTATACAAATAGAGTATAAGGGTCAGACTAAATTAGGAGAAAAGATATATAGTAAAACCGAATGGTATGATGCTATATGGGAATTATACGATAGGATATATGAAGGAAGAAACCTATAGGCCGCTACCACCTTCTCTTACCATTAAACGCAGTAGGATTGATGGTCTAGGCTTATTCGCTAACGAATATATAGAGGCAGAAACTTATCTTGGAATCACACATATTTTTTTGTATATGGAAGCTGAATGGATCAGAACTCCGTTAGGCGGATTTATAAATCATAGTTCAAATCCAAATTGTTCCATAGTGTATAAAGATAATGAATATGGCAGAAGCAAAAGAATGTTATATACAGAGGAAGATATAGCTCCTGGAGAAGAGCTTTTGGTTTATTATTCTTTAGATGAATATAAAGATAAAATAAGTAATTTTAAGTAATGCCTAAACGAAAGCCAGAACGTAAGTATATGAAGAAGACCGATGGTCGGAAGGGTAACGGTGCAAAGCGTGGCGATGCACTTGTCCGGAAGACTATGGCTACTCCTGCTAATATAAACAAGGCTAAGAAGAACAGGTCAAAGATACTTGCTACCAATGCGATAGAAGAGGTTTATGGGTCTGAGGCTAACTTTTGGAAGATGGTTGCTGAAAAGGCAGAGAACTCGCAGTACGACCGTAAGATGGTTATTGAGTATGTATACGGTAAGGCAATGGATAATCCTGATGCGCTGTCCCAAGCAAAGGATATAGACTTCTCTATCGTAAACATATTTACAGGCTCAGAGAAGCCAAAAGAAATAGAAGACATAATCGACATTACACCTGAAGATGAAGGTACCGAATCTGAACCCGAAGTATAAATCGTTTGGTAATGACTCTAGATACTTTATCACCACAGGTGGTCGAGGGTCTGGTAAGTCTTTTGCTGTTAACGTATTCTTACTGCTCCTAACATACGAGAAAGGACATAAGATACTTTTTACACGGTATACGATGGTATCTGCATCTTCATCGATTATTCCTGAGTTCATTGAGAAGCTGGAGCTTATGGGAGTTGTCGAGGACTTTCGCATAACGAAGGACGAGATAACAAACATAAAGACAGGCTCATCGATTATGTTTAAAGGGATACGCACAGCCTCAGGGAATCAGACAGCATCACTCAAATCGTTAAACGCAATAACCACCTTTGTCCTGGATGAGGCTGAAGAGCTGATAGACGAGGACACATTCGATAAGATTGATCAGTCTGTTAGGGTCAAGACTAAACCCAATAGAGTTATACTGATACTTAACCCAACCACTAAAGAACACTGGATCTGGGGGCGTTTCTACGCCAACAGAGACATTCCCGAGGGCTTCAACGGTATTAAGTCAGGCATTACATATATACATACGACATACTTAGATAACACTGATAACCTGTCGCAGTCGTTCCTGAATCAGATAGCAGAGATACGTAGACGTAGACCAGAGAAGTACACACACCAAATACTTGGTGGATGGATGGAAAAGCAAGAGGGTGTTATATTTACCAATTGGAGAGTAGGAGAATTTAACGATAACTATGAGACTATCTTCGGACAGGATTTCGGTTTCTCTGTTGACCCCACTACACTTGTGAAGCTGGCCATCGACAAAGGTAATAAGCGGATATTCCTAAAGGTAATGTATGCCAGGACAGGAATGTCTACTACACAAATAGCAGACTTTAATATTCGTTATGCGGGGCCGCACCTCATAGTGTCGGACTCTGCAGAACCACGGCTGATTAAGGAGATTAAATTGAAAGGATGTAACATTACCCCGACCGTTAAACGCAGTGGGTCTATCTTGTCCGGTATCGCACTCCTACAAGACTATGACTTAATAGTTGATCCTGACTCCACAGAGCTGATTAAAGAGCTTAATAATTACGTATGGGCCACTAAGGGTCAGACAAAGCCTGTAGATAAATGGAACCACTGTATTGATGCTATCAGGTATGCAGCTCAATATGTTTTAGTAAATCGCACAAAAGGTTCTTATACTATTAGGTAGTTTAAAATATTTTTGTATATTTGTTGTGTCGAAAGATAAAAATTGTATTTTTTCATTACCAAGTAGATAACCCCTAGTTTTGTTTGTTCTTTGTCTGGTGTAAAAGAAGCTATTCAGATTGGGGGTTTATCGTTAAACGCAGTAGGGTAATTCTTAAACGCAGTAGGGTTTTTGACAAACTTGACAAAGGTGACAAACTTGACACCTGGCAATCCTTAACCATTTCTTAACGTTAGCTTAACATTGGATTCTCCAAGGCTTTATATATTTGCCCTATGAAGAAACCAACACTACAAAGCGTATTGAAAGCCCAGGGCTTTAATCCGCAGGACGCTAAGACAGTAGCGAAGCTCGCCAAAGAAGCGAAAGAAGTAAAAATAAACAATAAAGGTATAACACTTAAAATTACTATATAATGACTTGGATATTAACAGCACCACAAACAAAGGTGGATAAACTAAAGGAGGCCACTAAAGGTGGTAAAATCTTCAGTGCTACATTCGAAAAGAAGGATGGTACTATTAGAACTATTAACTGCAGAAGAGCAGTTAAAAAAGGTGTGACGGGTAAAGGTATGTCCTTTGATCCGGCATCAAAAGGATTGATGGTCGTATACGATATGCAGCAGCAGTCGTTTAAGATGATTAATTTAAACACGCTCATCGAAGCAAAAGTAAATGGTAAAACTATTAAATTTATATAGTTATGGGTTTAGATCATATATTTGGCGATGTATTAAAGGAGGTTAACGAACTAACTTCTGAGGCTAAGAAAATAGCAGATAAGCAAAAGGAAATTAATAAAACTAAAGAAGATGAGTAAAGAACTATTTATATTAAAGACAACAGAATTGTATACCTCTCTAGGAGTTGTACATATACAATCAATAGGATTTGAACCTGAGGATTCTGCATATATAGAGTTTGACGCAAGAGCGTTATTAGAAGATATTCCATCTCTATATAGAATGGCCAAGCAGGCTGTAGAACAAGAAGAGGCTCACGAACTAAATAAGTACGTGAACTTTAAGAAGGAGCTTGCCAGCGATTACAAAGGCAAGCGTGGCAGAAAGTCTTTAATCGAATAATATGGATGATGAGGCACTTAAATTGGTAGAGGACTGCAGGGATTTGTTTAGAGACATAAATTCCTGCATAAGCCCAAAAGATAGCTCTAAGAAGCTAATAGAAAAACAGATATATGAACTGAATAAATTAATTGACAATGAACTACAAGAAGATTAGAAAACTGCAAAAGGAGAATGGCGTTGATGTAATGCAACGCCTAATAGACAACGGATCAGTATGGCACCTGGAAGGTACTGTAGGAAGGCAAGCGATGGAGTTACTAAGCTCCGGAGCTTGTATGCTGCCCAAGCAAAGCCACAAGGATACGTATGGTAATTATATTCCTTCACGTGATGAAGTCAAGGCAGGATCAACAGGAAGTTATAAGAACGCAGTAAAATATTGGGAATCGATTCACGATTACGATGCGATGTATATTTGAAAAATTTTTCTTAAGTGGTTGAGAAAATAAAAATATAATTCTTAAACGCAGTAGGTTCTTAAACGCAGTAGGTTCTTAAACGCAGTAGGGTAATTCTTAAACGCAGTAGGGTTTGCCTTACATCTCTGTAGGGCATTTCCTACATTGGTGTAGGGCTTTTCTGTTTACAATTTCTTAACATTGGATGCATATTTCTTAACATTAAGTTAACATTAAGCTACAATAGGTGCCTTATGTTTGTGGGGAATTATAAAACTAAAAAAAATGGCAACAAGATGCACAATAAAAATAGAGGGCGTAAACTACGCCAAAATATATAAACATTGGGACGGCTACCCTGACCATATGCTCCCCTGGCTTAATGACTTTAATAATGACTTTAATATAAACAGAGGGCCGGACCCCGATTATAAATTTGCTCAGTGCTTAAGATTCGCACAAAAAAAGACTAGTGAGTTTAATTTAGACGCAAGCCAATATACTGGATGGGGCGTAATTCCTTTTGATGGTGAATTCGGGGCTGAATATGAATATATATTAACAAGCGAAGGCGTAAATGTTAAAGTATTATAATTATGACAACTACTTTCAATAATAATGTTTGGGACGCGGTTTCGATGGCCGTGCCTAATATGCCAAAGAAACTACTTTCACCAGGAAGTACAAATGCGAAGACGGCAAAGAATGAAATAAAAACTTTTATATTGTATCTTATGCCATATAACCAAAATAGCGAAGGCCGCAATTTATGCCCGCACGCCTCCAAAGGTTGCGCGGCAGCCTGCTTAGTGTCGGCGGGGCGCGGGGCGTTTAGTAATGTAATAAAAGCAAGAGTAAATAAAACAGAATTATTCGTCAAAAATAAATTAGCCTTCCTAAATAAATTAGCGGACGAAATTGCACAAGAGACCGCAAAGGCTAAGCGGGGCGGGTATCGGGTTGCATATCGTTTAAACGGGACTAGCGACGTTGACTTTATATATATGTTAAAAAAGTACGGGTTTCTGGATATTGAGACACTGCAGCCGCACGCCGTATTTTATGACTATACAAAGAACATACAAAAGGCCATCCGATACAAAGGTCACCCAAATTATACGGTCACTTTTTCACGTGCCGAAGATAACGCCGTGAAAACTGAGCTGGCTATAAAGCACGGTGTTAATGTTGCGGCAGTTTTTAATGAGCTGCCGGATACCTGGCGCGGGGTTGAAATTGTCGACGGTGACAAAAGTGACTTGCAAATGCTAAAATATAACGGGGTTATATTAGGCCTTAAGGCCAAAGGTGCTGCACGCAAAGATTTAACAGGTTTCACAATAATTTAAAAATAAATATAATGACATACGAAAATATAGACAAAGTAACGGATAACGACCTTATTAAATTAGCCTCTGAGCTTGCAAGCATCAAAGATAGATATATATTAGAACAAGAGATATACTATATATTAGACTGCGGTGCTAATGGTATGCGGTCAATACTTTTAGAGTATTGCGCCGCAAGATTGGACAAAAAATATAAAACCATAAAATAAATATTTTCTCAGCTGAGGCCCTTAACAATTTGGTAACAATTTCTTAACATTGGCTTAACATTGGGCAGTATTAAATTGCTTACATTTGTAGTATACAAAAACAAAAATAATACAATTATGAGACTTTTAAATTTTACACTTAAATTAGTAACTTTCAGTTTAACAGTATTAGCAGCATCCGGCATTGTTTGGGCTATCTTTGCTTTATTGTCTGGTTCTTTTGATAATGCTACATTTGGAATCTTAGGATAATGAAAGCACTAAAAAATATATCTTTGTTTATATTGGGTGGCCTTATCTTTATGGCTGCCCTGTATATTGGATCACTTTAAAAATATAATTATGCACGAGCTAACAAAAAACCAGAAGTTAATACACGACGCACTCGTTGATAAATTAAGTAAGGGCGGCTTACGCCTGGATGATCAAGATGCGATTTGCAACGTTATCGGTCAAATTAAAATAGGCACCGGCCTGGTGACAATACCAGACTAATAAAGCCAAAAATATAACAATCGATCACAAAACAGGCAATACAATACAAAAATAGTGTGTTTCCCACTAAGGCCATCACGAATGGTTGAAACTTGCTAATCGGCAAGCAGCAGAAAGGATGTTTGACACGCATTAGCCCCTTTATTGGGGCTTTTTTTATGGCCGTAAAAAAATATAAGTAGCTGAGAATCAAAAATAGGTATTGTTTGGGTTTATGCCGCCTCTCCTTTCCTATCAATTTTATCTATAACAGAGAAAAAACCGGCAAAGATACGAATATCTTTTTAAATAAAGCCAATAAATAAGTACAGAAATATTTGGATATTTCGGAATAAAGTTGTATTAACGTAAAATGAATGATGCCAGGGGTAAGTACCCACCTTTAACCAAATCAACCTAAATAGAAATGGCTTAAGCCGACTGCTAAATGGATGTTTACGGTAGCATCCCCAAATGCGGACGTAGACATCTGTATATATCTGTATTGTACTAAATTTGAGAAAAGAATATAGTATCCCCAAGACCTCCTTATACGGTAAGATACGATATCATATATATTTTTATATCGCTCAGTGGCGTTCCGCGTCTACGTTTTTGACCGTAGCCACGGATACTACTTATAAGTAACTGTTTTTTTTTGGATTTGTTGTACGTTTTTGTTTATTATTTTGTTATATTTATAACAAATTGCCTATGGTACAAATATGTACTAACTAAGTTATATATATATGAGTAAAGAAATTAAGCTTAAAGTTCCTGCAACGCAGGCGGATATTCAGTTAGGTAAATACCAGAAGTATGCTAAAATAGTTGATGATGCTGAAGGAGATTTAGCAGAGGATTTTATACGAGCAAAGATACTTGAGATATTTTGCGGTATCACATTGAAGCAGGCCTATAGTCTACCAATTAATCAGCTAGACAGTATAGTGGTTCACGTACTTCAATTACTTAATGGAAAGGCTGAACTTCAGCAAAGGTTTACTATGACTGATCCAGGCGGTAAAACAGTTGAGTTCGGTTTTATACCTAATATGGATGAAATGTCTCTAGGTGAATACATTGACTTGGAGAAGTATATTTCTGATTGGAGTACAATGAATAAAGCTATAGCGGTGCTATATAGACCTATTGTTGCTGGAAGGGGTGAGTTTTATGAAATAGAACCTTATAGTAGTTCAGAAAAGTATGCAGATGTAATGAAGGATTCTCCTGTTACAGTTGCGCTTGGGGCAATGGTTTTTTTTTATCATTTAGGCAAAGAATTACTGAAAGCTACAATCCAATCTTTAGCGGAGGAAGCGAGGGGGGCGTTACGACAAGTAGGGAACAATCTTTCGGAAGTAAGTGGGGATGGTATCAATCAGTCTATGCGCTCGCTGGAAGCGATGTCAGAAAGTTTGAAGAAGTCACTCAACTCAATGTCCATCAATGTTTAATGTGGTTAGAGTTTGAAAAAGAGAAAAACGAATTAGAAGCAGAAAGAATAAAAAAAGCATATAAGCAATGAGAGCAGTATATCAAGTATTAGACAAAATGAAAGACAAACTAAGGTCGTCCCCTAACATACAGACAGTATCGTTTGGTGATTTGTTTGATATAGACCTCAATAAGACAGATATATATCCCATCGCTCATATCGGGCTTGGAACTACCTCTATACAGGAACACAAGCTAGAAGTCGGAATAAGCCTTACATTGCTTGATGTAGTAGACGACAATCGGAATTCGGCGGTTACAGATGATTTTTACAGTAATGACAACCTTCAGGATATCCTAAACACTCTGTTGGCGGAAGCCAACATCTTAGTGTCGGACCTGAGAAGGGGAAGCAGTTACGATGAGCTTTTTCAAGTGGAGAGTAATGTGTCTGCAGAGCCATTTTTAGATAGATTTGAGAACCAGCTTGCAGGCTGGTCTCTCAATATCACTATATCATTTCCTAATAACGATATAAGTATTTGCTAATGGGGTCTAATTTAGAAGGGACATTGCGTGAGATTGCTAATGAGCTTATCCAAGATATGGTTAATGAGATAACCACAAGAGATAGGGTTGCTAGTGGTTCTGTAAGAGACTCTTTTAAGACAGATTTTTTTGAAGATGGTATTGGCATTAAGAATGAGGCAAGGTCTCCGGAGGGGTATAATTACTCATCTAACGTAGATTTAGGTAGAAGGCCAGGTAAGTACGTCCCTATACAACCTCTAATTCGTTGGGCAACCCTCAAAAAGATTGTCCCAAAGAACAATAAATCGTTAGAGCAATTTGCTTTTGCGGTTAGTAAAACATTAATGAAGCGGGGTTATCCTGGGATAAATTATGTGGCTAAATCATTTATTAAATCACAGGATATAATAACAAAAAGAATAGGTGATTCATACCTAAAAGACTTAGAAGAACAATTAGAGGAACAAATACCAAATCTTAAGTAATGGCAAGATTAATAAACACACGAAGCCCTTTTTACATAAAGGTTTATCACGCATCACTATTTGAGGCGGAACTTAAACTATACATATATGAGGGCGCAGGAGATTCAACTCCCGACCCTGAAGATTTAAAGTACACCATAGTTAAAGCGGAGTTAGAAGGTAACAATTA